CATTTAGGAGAAGTATTTGAACTTTTAACAGGTCTAAAAAACGAATCGAAAAGGGTTGAAATTTTCCAAAAACTGTTTTTGTATATATTTAATGTAAGAGAACTTGAACCGACAAGTTTACTCAGTCATTCTAGGTTTAATAGAGATTACGAGGATTTAACCATGACAACAGCCGAAAAATTAAGAAAAGAAGGTGAATTCGAAAATAAAATCAAAACTGCCAGAAATATGTTCAAAGAAGGATTCAAATTAGATATAGTTCTTCGGATTACCGGACTTACCGAGCAAGAGTTAAAAGACCACGGTCTTTTATGATTGTGTCCGAAGAATTGGAAATTAAAGTTCGAGAACTAGAAGAAAAAGGCTATCGTTTCATATATATCGAAGACTATGTTAAAGGTTATTATAAAGGTTATTTCAAATCTAAAATCAAAACTGCCAGAAATATGCTATTAGATGGCGCTAGTTTAGAATATGTATTAAAGATTACCGGACTTACCGAGCAAGAGATAAAAGACTATCGAGTGATTTAACTTTTCTCTTTCTAAGAATCAAAATATAGATTTACTCTATTCCAAATTATTAAACCGATAAATTAAAAATAAAATAAATTTCCTTTAAATGGATATAAGTTTAAAGGAAGAAGAAGTAAGAAGACAAGACGGTCAGGATAGAGGAGCCGTATTCATAACATACCCCGCACCCCCGGAAGATGTTGTCGTAGACTATTTTAGGAATAATATCACCTTAACAGGATTAGAAGAAAGAAATCTAAACATACCCGTAATTCACGGTCATCCATTATTCCAAGAAGGTATTTCAAATAAAGGACCAAACACTAAATTTCCTAAGATCGGAATTGAATGTGCAACCGAAAGACACACTCAAGTTTTGGGATTAAACGAACACCACTTCAAGAACTCAGTACAGTTTTTAAACTATCTTACTGAGATTTCCCAATCTCCTGAATCAAGAAGACTTCCGACAAAATCTTTTTTAGATGAATTCTCACGTAACCAATACTTTCAGCAATTTCAGTTTAACTGTGAATCAGATGTAATCATCACCGGATTTTCTTCCGGTGCAAGCGGAAGAAATTCAAATAAGTTTGTTTATGACTCTTCATTAGCCTTAACACTACTCATGACAAACGACTTACCAGTTTTGTATCCGGGTGTAACCGTATTTTTACCCGAAGACACAGAACCAAACTTAACTACAAACGATTTTGCAGAACCTTTTTGGGGATTTGAAATCAAAGTTAAAATCGTACAAACAAAATCTATTTTTAGGTCAAAACCAAAATTCCTTTTTCCCGATACTAAGGAGTTCGATCTATATTTATCAAAAAGTAGAAGTCAGTTTAAAAACATGAATACTTGATAAAGGTTATATAATACATGGAGCCAGAACAAAGTAAAGGTAAGGAATCAAAAAACAACTCAAATAAAAAAGAAACACCCGATGAATTTCTTTCCAGAAAAGAAAAAGAATTAGGTAAAATCATCTCTCCTCGCTTTCGAGATTACTTTAAAAGAGAACTAAAAGCAATTTCAAACCCTTCTTTAGAAGCGGTTTGGGAGAGCGTAAGTGGGAACTCGTGAAGTAGAATTTTTAGGACGCGGATACATCCAACCAGGTTCAAGAGGTGCATTTAGAACAAAACCACAAAGTGCGGGAATATCACCTGATTTTAATACTCTAATACTCATAGGACCTAGCGACAACGGACCCTATACAAACAATCAATCACTACCACTCAATAGAAGAGTCTTAGAGTTTGGAGGACCAGACGAAGCAAGACAAATTCTAGGATCGGGGGACTTAGCCGATGCTGTGGTTTGTGCGTTTTCACCTTCTAAAGATTCCAGGTTTGCAAACGGTCCACAAACGATCAAAGTACTAAACGTATCACAAAATCAGTCCGCAAGTGCAGTAGTACCAACAACTACATTAGGAATTACAAATACTGTAAAAGCAATAATACCAGGACCAAAAGGTAATCAGTTACGGTTTAGGGTCTCAAATAACGGAACCATACTACAAGTAGCCGACAACGAAAACATTTTAACGTCTCAAACCCTAGAGGCAAACGACCTTAGAATTCAATACACTGGGAACGCAACTAATGCAACTTTAACTTTTGACGGAGATGTATTAAAAGTTACTCTATCGGGGACGGCCTCAACTGACTTAAGTAAAGATTTAGTGGTTGATATAAAAAGTTATGAGACTCTATCAGAATTAGTTTCCTATATCACCAGTCAGATCGGGTATACTTCTGTATTACTTTCACAGCCTGACCGAAAAACGAATACGCTCGATCATATACTTATATCAGAAAACTTAGATGTAAAATCTACTTCTCAGACTTTAAAGTCCTTACTCTTTAGACAAGAGTCATTTTTTAATTCAAGCGGGCTTTTAGAAATCATATCCCAAGAAAAAAAACCTCTCTCTGATTTATCCGGTTTTGTGTATTTGTCAGGTGGAGTCACTGGAGCGGCAACGACTAAAAACTATTTAGATGCAATTGATACCGTATTTGATACAGAAGCAGCCAAAGGATTTTATGTAAACGTATGTACTTCTTTAGAACCGGTAAGACTTTATTTAGCGGATAAACTTTCAAACGGAAATTCTGCTGAAGGATCGGATGAAAGGTTCGGTGGTGCTGGACTTGACCTTGAAAAGTCAATTGAAGAAAGAATAGAGGATATAAAGTCCTTAAACTCGGAATATATGGTGGCGGGGTTTTCACCGCTTATCAGATACAAAGCCGACAGAATCAATTTAAGAACTTATCCTGGTTGGATGATTGCGGTCTTACACAACGCAATCAAAGCTTCCTCAAACGTAAGAGAAACAGCAACATTCAAAGATTTGAATATAGTTGAAGCTCCTGAAATTTTAACCAAAACACAGATTAAAAAGGTATTACGCGCGGGTGGACTTGTAATCACCAAAAAACCAAATGCAGGCCCTTTTAAGATAGAGTTTGGACTCACAACCTATCAGTCTCAAAATTTAATCAGAAATCAGGCTTCTACCGTATGCACCGCTTTGGCGTTAGTTAAGGATTTAAGAGAATGGTTAAACGTAACCTTTACGGGGGAGGTGCCCACAGATCCGGATGCTCTCGGAACAAGTCTTACGGATGCGGATATACGTACGGCTGTAATACAAAGAATTCGTAATGTATATATCAGACAATACGGATGGCTGACTAGAAATATATATACAGGGGAAGGTGCGTTTGATGAAAACTTTGAAATCCGTCGAGACGGTGACGTTATCTATTTTATTTTTCCTGACGGTAAGATTGTAACTCCGATCAACTATATGTTTTTCCTTTTGAACTTAGACGTCGTACGTGGCGCAAAGAGTGAGGTTTAGAATATGGCTAAAAATTCAAGACCCAATCCTAAAGTTTTAACTGGGAATGATGCAATCGTTAAAATCAACGGTCTTACAGTTGGTTTTATGAAATCGATTCGAGTCAGTATCAATAACAACCAAGGTAGAATTCAAGCAATCGGAACAAGAAAACCAAAAGGATTAAAAAGTTTAGACTGGCAAGGAACCGCATCGGGTGAATTTCATATCCTCACTTTGCCCGTAGAAGGTGTAGTCAAAATAGATACGTATAACGACGAACATGCGGACGATCTTTATGACATACTCATCATAGAAAAAAGAAGCAGTAAAAGGGTAGGTATGCTTACGGGTGGAGTTAACACAGAAGGATTTAGTATCTTAAATAACGAAATGAGTGGAAGAGAGATAGAATTCGAACTGGTGGATTGGGAACCTATGGAAGCATTTAATTAGAAAAATGGAATATTAATTCCATTCAAGTGGTTTGGTAATTTGGTTTCCATCCTTGTCTATAACCGTATCCGGAAACTGTGAATTTATAACTGCATTATCACGAATGGATTTCATAAAATCACAGTTTTGTGAAAGAACTTTACTCGGGTTATTTTGCGGGTTTAGATAACCAACAGACTTTTTTAAATCGTTTTTTATTATTCTAACCGGTTCTAAAAGATCAGAGTCACCTGAAATAATTACGGCGGTATCATACTCATTTTTACAACCGTCAAAAATCATGTGTGAGGCTATATTTACGTCAGATCCTTTCTCTTCCGTTTTTATAACTTCTACAAAACCTTTTCCATCCGAACGCATCATTTTAATTGGATGAGATAGAAAATGACCGAAATAAATTTCAAAATTTGGGATTGTTCTTAATGCTTTAATATAGACTTGTTGACGTTTTAACTGTCCAGGATCACTTTGCCTTGGTTTAACCATAGCGGTATAATATTTTATTTTTATAATGTTATTTTTTTCTTTAGGAAGTAGTAAAGTGCAAAGTTTTCCAAAGTCTACCCATTTAAATTTCGTACCTTTTACTTTACCGTAATAAAAGTTAAATCCGTCGATGTAGACAAAGGTTCGCTTAGGAGTCATAATAAAGCAAGGGCTACCTCTTACGAGATAGCCCCGCGCCCTACGCATTACCATAGGGGTGATATAATATCATTATCGTCGTTGTTGTTGATTTGTCAACGATTATTGAATACAGCTTATAAGCTGTATTCAATTTTTATTAGTATTAGGAACCAAATTTTTATTAAAAATTAAACTTCCGATATGAAAATTTTTTAGATAATTTTCAAAATGAGGATATTAGAACCGAACAAAAGAGTACTTTTAAACGTAAGATACGAAGGAATTAGTTATACTTTTGAATCAGACATTGCAGATCCTAGTTTAGAACTGGATATAGACATAGCCGTAGCTAAAAGACTGGGAGGTGCGTCTTTAGAATCGATTCCAAATTCAACATATGGTTATATTTTTGCGATTACAACGCTCAACCACGTAATTAGAAAAATACCGGAGGAATTTCCATTAGAGATAGAATCATTTGAAAAGATACGGGACAAGGAGTTTGTACTAAAACTCTTTAAAGAATACAAAAAGAAAGAGGACTCATTTTTAAGTGAGTTAAAAAAAAATAGGGACGATAGAATCTCTATCCGACGAAAAGAACATTCTAGACCTGTATCTAATGAAGGAATTTCATATTCTACCGAAAGGGGTGAGACATCTAGGGAATCTATTTCCACAACAGAAACAGTTCATACTGGAAGCGATGTCGAGGATAGACTTTCAGAACCTACAACAAAAGTTAAAACTAAAATCCCAGAAAATACAGGTGGAGAGAATGAAACCCGAAGAGTTCCTAACGAATATAAGCCCGAATCTTTCGTCTATCCTGGTAGAAGAGGCAGGGTATACAAAAGAAATGCTTAAACTACAAGGGGAACAAAAAAGAAAAGAAATATTAGAAAAAATTGATAAAGAGTTGGATCTTTGAGTTCTGAATCTTTAGAAATAAAAGTACATGCAAGTGCTGATTTTAAGGACGTAGAAAAAGAATTTGAACGTGTATCCAAAAAAGCTAAAAAAACGTTCTCATTTTTGGGTAAGTTTGGAAAAGGCAAAGACGACAAAAACGAAGGTGGATCTAAAAATACCAAAAATAATAGGCAAAAATATAAGTTAGAATCAGCATCTAAGTACGCTGGAGGAAGTGCGTATGCTTCAAAAATAGGTGCAGACGGGTCGGATTTAGACGAAACGGGACACGGTGGTTTTTTTAATACGTTAGATAAAAAAGTTTCAGCCGCAAAGGATCTATTCAATAAAAAAAAGAAAAAGAAAGGAGATGAAGAGAGTGAAAGCTCGGAAACTCTATTCAAACAAGATTCAGTCAAACAATTCCAAATTCAAAAATCAGAAATAAAAATTCAAAACGCAACGATTCAAACAGGTAACTTTCCAGGAAGCGGGGGTGGGAAAGAACCACCTGGAGGGGATGAAGTAAAAGGTGACAATTACTCTAAGTTAGGTGCAGTTTTACCCTATATAGGGGCTGTGTTTGCTGTTGCGGGTGGGGTATTAAAAACAATTTCTTCCATCGGTGAACAGTATCATAGTGCCATGCAGTCACAGAGTCAGACAATCGGTGCGACAGGCAAATATGTAGGTGGGGGAGGAGGGTATTTTTCGAATTCGGAACTTGCACAAGCAAACGTAGTAAAGGGAAGAATAACGGGGGATGATATATTTAATAAAGGTAATTTACTAGAATCGAATCTACTTCAGTTTGCGGCTTCTCAAGGAAAAGGAATCACAGAAGTGGTAAAAGAATTAGAAACGATCCGTAAGGATTCTAAAAATGCGGATTTAGGATATTTAAGAGGTGGTGCGAAAGCGTCCGGTTTTAACGGACTTAGACAATCCGAATACATTACAAAACTTGCATCCATTGCAGAGAACCTAAGAAATAAAGGATTTTCAGGAGATATTTCAGACTATTCAAATTTTGCAGCCGGTATCAAAAGAACGGACTCAATACAAATGGACCCTTCAAGAAGAATGAGTTTAGCGGAAGAACTTTCGAATAAGGGTAGAAATGGTGTGTTTGGAGGTGGAATTTTCGGTGCACTTTCGATGAGTGAGTCACTCAAAGCAAATGGAGGAGATCTTTTAAAATCAATTCGAGATTCAGAACTAAATCCAGGAAGATATATGTCTCGGGCAATGTCAGGTCTTGATTCGAATACAAGAGGACTTATTCACAAAATGGAAGGTGGAAGTTTTAGCGAGATGAGTTCTTTAAAATTCGGTTATGAAGGTTTTAGTAAAGATCATAGTTCGATTCATGCGGGTTACAACAAAGGATTAGAATTAGATAATAGAAAAAAAGAAACGTTTGCAACCGACATAGGGGCCGAAGCCGCTGAAGTAGGTTACAAACTCAATACTGCTATGATCGAAATATTTAAAGAAAATAAAGATATAATGCTTGGACTTACCCGTTCGGTATCGGCTATAGAATCAAAACTCATACCGGTAGTATCCGGATCGATCAATACAATCGGGGACGGAATCACTACGTTATGTGAATTGGTTACCCCTTTGGTAAATTCAATTTCTAAATTGGTTTCTTTGACTTCCGGAAACGGAATGCTAATTAGAACAAAATAGTTAAACCGATATTTTATATATTCGTTAAATTGAATTCTATGGAAATCCATAGAATATTTTTTCAACTATTTCAAAGAAATGGCGTATCGATTGAAAGAGAAGTAGAAGATTTTGAAATCGAATACCAGGTGCAACAGCCTCAGAAATTAACAAAAGCGATCAGACAAACTGACAACCTAGTACAAATCCCGATTCCTTCCGGGATTACTTTTAGGTATGTTTTAATACTGGCTACATATCTTACAGATGACACAGCTCTAGGAGTTAGAAGAGGGGACCCGGCTCCGATTGTAATCCGTACAAATGGTTCCAACCAAGACCACGTTTTACCCCAAGGTTTTATTACTTGGAGTGGTGGACTGAATTCTTTAAGAGTAGCAACTCCCTATGACACGAATCAAATTTTAGTCGAAGTTTATCTAGGTTGAAACCTCTATTTCAGTTTTTATTAAAAGGAATTGGTTCTTTTGTTTTTTTAGGTAAAAATGGACCAATTTTAAAAGCGGTTTCTAACGGAATTGAGGTAAGACTTCCGGATAACTCAGGACTTACCAACTTAAAAACCGCGTCCCCAGTTGAAAGAGATGACGCTGTAAATTTAGAATGGGTTAAAAAAGAAGTATTAACAAATTGGAATATTCCAGTTCAAAATTTAGAAGAACTTCGAAAAATTCCCCAAAACGACAGAAAAGACAAACAAATTAGACATGTAGAAGATGAACTTACATTCTATCAATTTGACCAAGACTCTTTGGCTGTAGTTCCGGATGGAATAGACATTTTAAGAACAATTCTTCCAAATGACTTAAACCCTTCACAACCTGGAAGATGGCTAAAAACCACAGCAAGAACGAATCTTCATTGCGAACTAATCGGACTTAGTTTTAACGATCATCCACAATACCAATTAAAAAACGAAAAAAATATTTCAGGTGGTTATCCAGGATTAAATCAAGACGGTGAACTTGAGATATTATCCGATCAAGGAAGGATTAAAAACGTTTTAAAAAGTATCTCCAGTCAAAATAGAAATTATATTCTACCAGATAGTTCCGGAACAATTGCGTTAGACGAAACATTTGAGGGTTCAACTTTAGAATCTAACGGTAAAAAGGGATTGGTTCCTATTCCTCTAATTACAGACAGAGAAAAGTTTTTATCAGGTGATGGAAGTTGGAAAACAAACTTCGGTTCTTTAAAAAACTCAAACATTATAACGACACACTATACCGCATCAAAATACGAACGTGTTTTGTGTGACGTTTCAAGTGGAAGTTTTAACGTTATTTTACCAATGAATCCAGCGGATGCAATTGTTATAGGAATCCTGGATGTATCCAATCAAGCGGGTACACATCCGATCATATTAAATAGAAATACTAAAAAAATAGAGAATTTAGAAGAAGACTGGCAATTGGATTTAGACGGTGGCTCTTATGAACTCGTATTTTCAAAGGAAAAGGAAAGTTGGTATTTTTTAAATATACCTTCCACACAAAATTTATCTTCTACAAACGGAATTGTTTCTGATTTTCCTGAATTTACGGAAAGTTCAATTGCACCTTCTGCAAACTCCGTAAGGTTATATTTAGAATCTAATCTTTTAAACGTATATCAGATGATTTCTCAAATAGGGACTATTGTTTTTGGAGTCGGGTATTTAAATTCCGGAACTCACATTCAAGACTCATACTTTGAATCTTTAACCGATCATTTAGGAAATTGTAATCTATCTACGGGTCTTGTTAATAAAATCATTTCTGTGTTTGGTACGACAACGGACAATCAAGGTAAATGGTATTCTCCGATTTCTTTTTATTATGATAATAACGGTAATATTTCCTTTTCATTTGGAAGTTCGTATCCAAATCGAACGGTGAGAATTCGTGTAGAACACAAATGAAATCCTTTAAAAACGATTTTTTAAAAGAAAGTTCTGTTAAAAGTTATTTAGAAAATTTGATTTCTTTAGAATCTAATACTCGTACCAGTGAATTAAACTCCATAATCTCCACACTATCCACTAAATTAAACATAAGTGAAAAAGGTACAAGTTTAGCAACTCTTGGAAGTGACGGTATTTTGGTACCGTCTCAAAGACCGGTTCAAAACGTTTTTATTTTTAGACCTGGAGAATTCTCACCCACTCAAAACGTATTTAACAATTGGACAAACCTAATTACAAGTCTTCAATATTCAAAAGGTTTAAAATTTATACAGTTGGATGATTCTATTCAATCCATTACAATTCCTATGGATTCTATAAACCTAAACGAATGTATTTTACTTCCAAGATTTAAAAAACAATCTCACTTAGTGGTAAACTTTGTTTCCGGTTTTAAATTTTTAGGCTTTCCTTTGGAAATAAAAGGGCTTCGTCTCAAATTTTCATCTCGTATTTTTGATAACACAAACACAAATACACTCTCTCTTACGGATTCTATTTTAGAATATACTTCCAATTTGGAAAGTTGTATTGATTTGGTTTCTGGAAGTTTAACTGTAATTTTAAAAAACTCCTCTATCCAGGGAACTAATAAGACAGTATTTTCAGTGAGAGGTAATTCTTTACAACTTTATGCAGTATCAGGACTTTGTAATGTAGATTCTAATACGATTACAGGTTTAGCGGGTTCTATTTTAAATATAGTCAACCAAAACGCAAACTATTCAAATCTAAACTCTTTTGTCGGACCTCAAACAGGTTTTACGGGACAAAAAAATGAAATTGATCTAGGACATATCCTAGAAAAAACACTCATTCAAAAAGGTCAGATTTTAACAAAAGATTCACTTGGGAATTGGACTACAATTTCTACGGGTCTTGACAACGAATTTTTTGTATTTGATTCCTTATCACCTTCTGGTTATAGGATCACGAACATAAATTCATTTTTAAGTATTCCAGGAATGAAGTCCGTTGAGTATCTAAGACAGAATTCACCAAATACAAATCTACTTCCTTCTGGGAATAGGACGTTAGACTGTTCCTTATCAAATCTTTTTAGAATCACTGGAGGAAATGGAACATTCACTATTTCTAATTTAGTGGAAAACCAAGTTGTCAATGTGATTTTAGAGTCAACCGGTTCTTCCTATACAATCACTTGGTCGGGTGGTACTTTTTATTGGCCAAATTCAACAGTACCTACACCTACGGTTACCGCTTTAAAAAAAGATTTCTATACGTTTATTAAAGTGGGCGGAAATATCTTTTCATCTTGTTTACTTTCTATGGGTTAGATGTTTTTACCGTTTGCACATTTTCAAAATCCGAAACTAAAACCGATTGTAGATCCAGGTTTTCCTTTAAATGGCGCAAACGGTGAAATTTACTCTATTATAAAATACGAAAATACGATTTTTGTAGCAGGAAATTTTACAAGTATTGGAGGGGTAAATAGAAACGGTTTAGCTGCTTTGGACTCAAGAACAGGTTCTGTTCTTTCTCTTTTTCAGGCTCAAAGTGGAGTTTATGGAATTAATTCTATGATCCTTATTAACAATATGCTCGTAATCGGTGGAAGTTTTACATCTGTTAACGGAATTCTTAGAAACGGTATTGCCGCGATAGACCCAAATACGGGAACCCTTCTTTCTTGGTATCCAAGTGGAGGAATTGGTGGTGTATCTCCTAACGTATTCGATTTTTGTATAAATGGAAATACTCTCTATCTTTGTGGAACTTTTACTTCAGTCGGCGGAGTTTCTAGAAATATGTTAGCAGCACTTGATGTGATAACCCTTACCGTTTTACCTTGGTATCCAAGGGATTACATAGTTGGTGGTTATCCCTATAGGCTTTTAATGTCTAAAGATTTATCTAAAATATTTGTAGGTGGTAATTTTAATTCGATAGGTGGTTATTCTATTCCAAAAATAGCGGCACTGGACTCTAGTTCCGGCTATGTGATTTCTAGTTGGGGTTCTTCTAATCAGATTTATGGAGGAGCAAATCCGGGTGTCAAAGATATGATCCAAATCGGTAATACTCTTTATATCGGAGGGATTTTCACTTTATTTTCCGGAAATGGTCGTTTAGGTTTTGCATGTTTAAATGTTAATACGGGCGAACTTCTTAGTTCTTATCTCAATCAGTTCGGAGGTAGTTTTGTGAAACCGAATGTGATGAGTTTTGCAACTAAAAATAATAAACTCTATCTTGCAGGTCAATTTTACACTTTAAATTTCGAGTCTAGAATTTCTATTGCTTGTATTGATCCTAATTCTATGCAACTTCAATCCTATTATCCTCAAAACGGTCTTGGAAACGACACCTCCTATATTCAAAGAGGATTTTTTCACGACAATGAAACTTGGTGGTTATACGGTAATTTCCAGACTGTAGGTGGAGTGGCCTGTAATAATCTAGTGAAACTCAATCTTTAAAATACTAGATCCGGATCTTTTTCTTCCTCTAATTCTTTATCAGAATATTCTAAATTAGGATCTTCATTTTTTTGTCCTATTTGTTGTATCATTTGTAAATTTTGTTGGAAAATAGGATTTAAAATAACAGCACCGGCCATTTTATACTCTTCTTCGCTTACTCCGTAGAGATCGGCTAAGGTTTGGGCGATTGTAGGTTTATCTTGTTCTATTCGTATCTCATCGATTAACTTCCAGTTTGATACTTCGTCCTTGTTTTTATCTAACTTATCTTTTTCATCTTCTGGGTCTGTACCTACAAATTCACATACGATCCCCGAAAAATCCTCTCTTAATTGCCTGATTTTATTAAAACTCATTTCGAAGTATGTTAGTAAGGAAAAACAAGATCGATTCAAAGAAAACTTACTTTTTTCCACCTGATTAGATTCTCCAAATAAGGATGAACCGGTAAGTCTTAGACCTAATTCTGATTGATCCATTCCATGACTCATGATTACAAAAGATACACACCACTGCATGAGTTCTTTGAATACCATATCATTAGGAATATTTAATGGAGTCCATTTGATTTCACCTGTAGACGTTCCTAATATCGGTATGGTATGTGAATCATCGATTCCAGAAATCATTTCTCTATATTGTAACTGAATTGAATCTATAACTTCTTGTGTAGCATCTCCTACAAATGACATAAAGCCTGGGGGATGTTGTCTTGTGAACGTATCCCGATTAAATTTTAAAGATCTGATAACTCCGATTAAATCTAAGATACAAGCTTCTAAAGGAGAAAAGCCAAATCCTCTCATGGATACGTCGGATATATGATTTTTATGTAATAACAATATTTCATTTTCGTTAAATACTTCGACAACCCTATCATCAATGATTTGTACAAAAGAAATACTTTTGTCTCCCTTATATCCCTTATTTTTTTCCACCCTGAAAATTGTTGCAGGATCTACGTATTTAATTTCTACGAGTTTACCTAAAGAGTTATACACTAAATAAAACGAGATACTATCAAAGGTTAGAGTATCACGTATCATCATTTCAAAAACCGATGAAAAATGATCCCGATTGATCCATCCTTCTACTAAATCCCCCATTTTATCAAAATACTGAGAACACTTTTTGATTTTTTCCTGAATTTCATCGGTAATTTCGTCGTCTTCGTTTTCTGTTCTAAACCAAAGCCCCTTGTTTTTATTTAGTTTTGCAAATTTACTCAACTCATCGATTCTTATCGTATGGATTGCAGAGATTAGACTTGTGCCGTAACTTGCGTTTCTTAATTGTGAGATAGGTATTCTCCAGGATGGTCTGAGTAACACACCGTCACGGATTTGATTTAACTGATCATAGTTATATACTGGTTTTCTACCTTCTATTTGTTCGGAATTGATCTGATTAAAAAATGATTTTGCTAAATGGATTAAGTGTTCGTTTACTTTTGTAGGTTGTATGTTTGTATTCGATTTTAAACGTATCGCCAGATTTTTTTCATAATTATCTCCCCTAGGTCGGCCTACTTTTTTTTCCATACCCTTACTTTTATTCAGGTATTTATGAATCGGTGAAAAATAATTTTAAATTATTATAAATTATTTAAAATAGGGTTTTAAATAATTTTACGAAATTTAAAAAACCTAATTTTTATCTTAAATAAGTTTCATTATTTTTTTTCCGATATTTTATTTTTAGTTTTATATTCGTTTTGTGTCTCGTAAATCGATCACTCTACAAGATCTTAATAGAATCCAGTTTCAAAACCAATTCACCCTTTCGGGGAATTCTGTTTTAAATTCTACTGATAAACTCTATTTTATTACAGCCATCCACGCAAACGGTAACTGGACGATGAACGTACGTGGAAATAACTCAGATCCTAATTTTAGAAATTATTCTAGAAAAGGAAATGGAGATACTCAGTTTTTTATTCCGGTTTGTGCAAACGAGATAAGTTTTTCCGGAGTGATTGAGTTTTCTGGTTTTTGGACAAATTCTAGTCTTACGTCTCACTAACATTTATGTTTGGTAATTCCAATTCTTTAGTCAAAAAAAAGGTTGTCGTTCGTGGTAAGTCAGGCGACTACATGGCCTTTCGAAATACTAGGACAAACGAGGATATTAGGACTCCTCGTGAAAAAAAAATCGATCAAGCTAAACACGACAGAAATAAAATCCTTTATCAAAAAGAAATTTCAGAAAAAGAAAAGATAGAGGTTAAACAAAGAGAAATCCGCCACAAAAAATTCGAGGAAGAAGTAAGAGAACAAAGAAAGTCCTACGGAAACGGGCCACAACTTCCAAAACCTGGTCTGATCATGAGGGTATACGCAAAAAACAAAATAAATGTCGGCGGTATGCTTGCTAAGGTCAAAGAAGTTGCAAAAGACGGTAAAACCGTTATCTGTGAACTTGCTTCCGGAAAAATCTATCCTGTACCGATCGAACAATTACAAATCGCAAAATCAAAAATTTCCTCCGATATTTAACTATTTATTATATTCAATATATATAGTATGACTTACGGTTTTGACGGGGATTTAAACAAACAGTCAGAAGATTACGAATACCACGATCTTTGTGCAAAGATCTATCCTGAACTTGAAAAATCAAATTCACCCCTTCCCGGTTGGGGTTGTTTGATTCATCCAGATGAATTTCGTCGTATCATGTTTATTGGAAATGAACCACTTCTTACAACGCGTGGTACTCAGCTAGAGGATTTTCAACTTAAAAATTGGGTGGATCAAACCGTTTTGGCATTTGGTCAAGAAATTGACTGGGATATTTATCCTAGGCTTTTTCGCGCAAGACCTCTACCGGGTCAAAAGGGTAGGATAGACCTAGAAACTAAAAACGGTAGAATAGAAGAGTATGCGGAATGGGATGATACTTATGACTTTGATCCTTCTAAAAGTGATAATTTTTTTCTTAAACTACGTAGAAAAAATATCTGTAGATTACACAGATGGGTTTTGACCTTTCCTTATAACGGTTCTACGATTTTAAACTTAACCGAAAAAGCAAATCTCCAATTCAAAACTGGTATTTTAAGAGCTGTATATACTAAAGTGCCTTGGGGTAATATCGGCTTTCCTACTCAATCGGGTATCCAAGGTTATCGTTTTTTAAATCAAAATATTTCAAATCTTCCAGGTGCATATCAAGTTGACTATACTACTGGTTATGATCACGCATCGAGGGTTCCCAGAGAATTAAAGGATCAAATTCTAAAATATTTTTTAATTAGTGTCCTTTCTTCCTATGGTGAAGGTATCATCGGAGGAATCTCTAACTATTCCACATCCGTAGGTGTTATTAGTGAATCTATCGGAACTACGATGAGCGCGGAAAACTCAATTTTTGGTGCAAGAATCAAACAACTTACAAACGAATTAAACAACTGGTGGAAAAAAAGTAAAATTCGTTACACCGGGATTTCTTTTGGTGCTTTAGGTTAATTAATTAGAGTTTCAATTCTTAAAGTAACAATTTTATTACCCGATATTCTATTTTAAGTTTTATATTCGTTTTGTGCGATATGATACATTTGTTTTAGAGCTAATCGAACTTACCAAATCTAAATTTAAAAATTCTAAATACAAAATCGATTTTAATTTAGATCACATTTTGATCGGTGTCCGTGGTATTAGCGTTTTAGATAATAAGGTTTTTTTAAACAAGAACACTTTTGACCGTTTTAACGATCTACTTTTTAACATTTTTCCGGGTGGTTTGTCCTGGGGAAGTAGGGTAGTTACGATGGACCCAGGAAAGGTTTCTAAAGAAACACTTTTAAAATATGGAGTTTCAAAAGGAGAAGCCCGAACCGAAGAAGGTCTTTATTTGGTAAATCTTGGGAATCACAAAGGTCATGATGCGTTAGTTCAAGCTTCTCCATTTTACTTTCGAAGAGATGAAAATAACGATCATATTTGGAACGATTTAGACCCTATCTTTTTAGATCAGGTAGGATTAAATATTCACGCCCGTAATTCAAATAGTGAATCAGTGGGTGTATCTTCTCTTGGTTGTACTGTGACCAAGACTTCTTGGAATGATCCGGAGTGGATAGAACTCATTTCTATTTTTAAAGGGGTAACACTTTTAAAAAAGAAAAAGGATCAAAATTTCAAAGGATTTTGTTACGCGGTTTTAAATCAAGAATCAGTTAAGGATTTATTAATATAACTACTTTTATGAAAAAAAAACTTACAACAAAAGTAATTTTAGAAAAACATACGGATTCAAACGAAGAGAATAGTTTAGAAAATACGGTTATCGTTAAAAAAAGCCCTTTTCGAAAATCTAATCAGGCTTTTTTCTTAGGTTTATTTTTTTTACTACTGGGTCTTTTTCTTTTAAGATTTTTTCCGGATCAGAAAATTTCAGAAGGGTTTGGAGGAGTGAGTGTACACGGTCTTTTTTTAACCTCGGGTATTGTTCTCATGTCCTGGTTTAAATCGGGTGAGATCCTAAAATCATTAGGTGATTTTATTTCTAAAGCGCGTGGAGGTGGAAGCTCTTAATCCAATTTTAAAATAACAAATAAACGTAATCTTTTAAATTAAAATTTTATGAGGTTACATCATTGAAAAATTATCTAATTCGATTTAAAAACTTTCTCACCAAACACAAATCCTTCCTGATTTCAAGAATATTAGTTTTCGTTCTTCTTCTTTCCTTTTTTAAAATTAATAACCTTGAAATTCATCTTTCTCATAACGAGGAACACTTTGAAAAAGTATCTCCAGCAGATTATTTTAAGGACCGTTCTAAACTAGTCTGTTATGCGAATCATATACCCAAGGAAGTTCAAAAATCCTGTGATTTTTTAGATTCTAAAAAAATAGGAAAGTAGAAAGAAATGAAACGTTTTCTTTTTCTTTATATTCTATTTCTATTTAACTGTTCTACATTTGGTAGCGTTCCTACACAAACAAATCTAAATCCATCTCATGATACGGGTTGTTCCGAACTCAAAGGGCCTTCTTGGTTTTTATGTTTAGAAAAACTTCACGCAACTTGGCAAAAGATAGAATCCTCCCAAGCGACAGTTACCATTCTTTCAAAAGAACGGGAAGGGGAGTATTTACGTCTAAAAAAAAGAATCTGTTGGTCTGAGTTTTTTTGTCGTGAATTCGAAGAAGTAATCTATGCCCCTACTTTTTTCCAGAAGTTAAAAGTCACTCTTTCCACGATTTTAATTTCTCTGTGTATCGGTTTTCTAATCGGGATTTCTTTTTAAATTGGATATTCGACTCTATAACAGGGACTGTTTTAAAGTCCTTCCTAAAATAAAAGACAAATCGGTTCATTTGATTTTTTCGGACCTTCCCTACGGTAAAACCGATTGTAAATGGGACAAGGTTTTATCTTTAGAAAATCTTTGGAAAGAATACAATCGAATTCTAATAGAAAACGGAGTTGTTATTTTTACAGGCAACCATCCTTTTACGACTCAAATCATTCAAAGTAATCCGAAACTTTTTAGATACGAACTCATTTGGTACAAGACTAAAGCTACTGGTTTTATGTCTGCTAAAATTATGCCGAATCGTTCCCACGAAAATATACTCGTTTTTTACAAAAGACTTCCTACTTACAATCCTCAAAAATATTGTATCGATCCAAAGTTCCAAGTAAAGGGTAAAAGCTCACTTCAAACGACAAAATTTATTAATATCAGTGGAAAGAAAATTTTAAACTATCAATATTTAGATGAAGGTACTAGATACCCCGATTCCGTTCTTTGTTTTCCAAGCGATTCAAATAAAGGAATGCACCCGACTCAAAAACCTCTTTCTTTACTAAACTTTCTTATCCTTTCTTATACAAATGAATTCGATACGGTTTTAGACCACTGTATGGGTTCGGGTACAACAGGTGTTGCTTGCGTTAAGTCTAATAGGAGGTTTATAGGGATTGAAAAAGACAAAGGCTATTTTGATCTTTCGAAATCTAGAATCTCTAAAGCTAAGAAAGAAAAAGAAGAAAATCTATTTTCGGATATAGCCTTATCTTCCTAATCAAAACATCCTTATGTTTACTTTACAAATATTGAAACTCATCCTTTTATATACTATGTTCGGTAGTATAGTAGGTTGGTGTTTTTTTGGGTTACTTGCTTTGATTATTTTTCTTTTTGTTGATTGAGAGTAGGGGTTTTAAGGTTTTTTTACGAAGAGGTTATTCACATAACATTAAACATTTCAGAACTTACAGGGAAGGTGTATAACGGTATTCGATCTTGAGACGAAAAAGAAACAATCAACTGTTAATTTTGTTTTGCTCAATTGCCTTCTAAGAATATCTAAAATATATTTTCATTATTCCATTTGGCTTTTATATTCTTCTAGGATTTTAGCTTTCTCTTCCTGAGAATCTTTCAAATGTGCTTCGAACCATGCTTTATCTATTGGATCGCCCGAAAATGAATGTGGCTTCTTTTCGTTTAGAATATCAAAAAGAGGTCCCCAAATATTGAGCATCAGATTCGTTAGTTCTGATCGATTATTATGGTCTTTTTCATTTTGATTTGATAAAAGTAGTATTTCTTTGGTCAATTTTGATGTTGCATGAACTTCTGGAGTCCTATGCGCTCTATCAAATTTATAGGCTTTGAAAATTTGATATGCGAAAAATGAAAAAGGATTATCGATTCGAAAAAGCCATTTTTTAAAATCTTTGAACGCCGATTTTTTTGGATTAAATTCCTTCTTTTCACCTAAATAATATAACAGACGCATAAAACATTCCATAGAAATACGACTACTTATGATAGAAAATTGACTTAATGCAGAATATTGAATTTGCTTCTTTGGAGATTTCCAACTTATTTGAGGATCGAAATTAGAATCATATACAATAAGATTCATGACTCCACTTGTAAATTCTGTATATTTCATTTGAATAATACACTTAAACATCATATCTATTATTTTCTGTTTATCTTCCTCCGACATTACTGATACTATTTTAGTATTTAATAAATTTACTACCGAAGGGTTAAATATAGAAAATCTTTCTTTGATAATATCAATATTTCCATAGATTTCTATGTGCTGCATTAACAGAATTGAATCCATCCTCTTCGCCTTTTGCTCTGTGTTTAAATTGTTATATTCTTCAATTGAAATTGAGCATATCATTTATAGTATTATCCTTTATTAATATAACAGTTCTTCATACTCTATAAATATTCGTACAATTTTCAATAAGTATTTTTTCTATACTCGAATCTATGTTTTTAAATTCTTCACGGCAATCATCTTTCATTAATAAGAAACAAATTATATATTTTGTTATTTTAATATGTATTGATTTGACTCAAATATTAGATCGTAAATGCAAGATGAGTAGGAATTTGTGACGAGATTACTGCTTTAATATAGGTATACATAACGTAAATATTTTATAACATTGATAGGAAAGAGTTCAATGTTCTTTCCATCCAAGCCTTTGCGAAACGGTGAATATACATCACGGTTAAAGAATTGATTTTCAATAAACATATTCTCAACTTTCCATAATATACTTTATGTTCTCTATATATGAATCCAAAGAAATTAACAATATCGAGTTTTTGCATTTTTCATTTAGTAATATTCATTTATTTGATATTAAAGGAGATATACTTTTTATGCTATACTGTTCATTTGTAACATTAAGACTTATTAAATTAAGACTTAAAAGTATAAATAATAATAATTCTAAATAACCTGCTTTATATGACAATGTCGGAAACTCATTATTGTCGATATTCTTATATATATTTAATTCATCGAACATCATTTCTATAGTAAACTCTTTACCTTTTTCATAATAATTTCTTATAAATTGAAAAACTTTACTTATTTCTATCGAACTATTTTTATTTGATTTTAAATTCTCAATAAAATGTTTTATTTCAATATTTTCAGAATCATTTATAATTTTTGATGAATTATTTGATTCATCTAGAGATTTTTTTTCAAACATTTCACTTATTTTATGAACTGAAGTTTCAATATTTACATTAAATAGATTCATTTTATTATCAATTCCTTGATGTAACATTGATGTTGCTTCATTAATTTTAGTCATAAGTAAACTAAGACTATTCGTTGAATCTCTAATGTCTGAACTAGATTTATTTAAATTTTCTACCGTTGAATTTTGATAAAAATTTTGAAAGAAAGTATATATTATAGCCAATAAAGACAGAACAATTGATATTGAAGTCGATGCAAAACTTAAATAATTTAAGATATTATTATTATTTCCTAAATTATGTGTAAGAGATAGTAAAAATAATAAACCAAGCATTAATATCCAATAAACTAAATCTTTCTTTGTTATATAATCGAATTTCATATTTACGATTCAATCTTTCCCAAGTACTCTATTTATGCGTTATAGTAGTAAATTAATAATCCTGAACATACCCATGAGATCTAAAAGTCAATAATGTTCATTCATTTTTTGAAATATATCTTTTTTTATAAATTCTATTTGTTTTATTACAAAAATTCATATATCCTCAAAAATGTTAAATAAATTTAATAATATTGATCGTAAAATATTTTTTATTTTATTGACTTTAAGTTAGTAATTATAAAAGGATATATTATATAGTTATTATGGTATAATTTTCGAAAATAGATATGATATTATAAATTTAAATGAAGTTATTAAAAAAACAGAAACAAATTATCGAAATAGGCATTAAAATTAAACAAGATTTTATTGATTTATTTTCTGAATTCGATAAAATCATGTATAAATTTTATAATAATGATATATACATTTTAAAAATTAATATTGATATTAATAAATGGCATAAATATAAATTAGAATATACTAAAAATAATTTAATATAACGCTATTACATAAATTTTATTTATCAAAGAAATATTTATAATGTTTTATTCTTATAATTTATAAGAACACGTATCCTAATTGTGAGAATGACATCTTAAAGCTTAGGTGTCTAATATCTTTTCATGGCTAAAGAACATTATAAAATTCATAAATACATTATTAATCTAAGGTGATATTATGTGTGAACTAGTATTTTTTCAAAACATCGATTTTGAAACTTTTACATTTTCAAATTTATCTGAATTAATAAAATATATTTTTTTAAGTTTTACAGGTGTTGTAGGTTCAATTGTTGCTTGGAAAGGTTTGAATACTTGGCAAAGGCAAATTTCAGGACAACATAAATATGAAACTGCTATGAAGTTGTTAAGATGCCTGATACAAGTTCGCACAGATATTAAATCGATTCGTAGTCCTGTCAATTTTAATAGTGAGACTTATGAAGCTTTCAAAGAGATTGAAGGACGAATTCCTATTAATTCTGATGAACTAAATAAAAAAGATTATTTAAGAATAGTTAAAGGGAAAAGACTAAATAAAGCATTAGATGATCTTTATGCTGCTTTGATAGATGTAGAGATTGTATTTGACTCACTAGTCATGTTAGAAGTAGATAAAATTTTTAATTTTATAATAAAATTAAATAATGAGATTCATTTAATAGAGTATTACAAAAGTGTAGATCATCTTGGGACAAATTTTCAATACAAAATCAACACAGACATTCTTTATTCTACAAAGTTGGATGATCCATATGGACAAGAGATAGAACAAATAATTTTAAATGTTAAAAATTTATTAAAAAAGTTTGTATCCTAAAGGAATTATTCCGTCAATTTAAACCCATTTTCTTGTCTTGTTTTTAAAACCTCACTGGAATAATTTTTGTTGAAAACTGTTTTTTATCAACAGGCATTATTATTTCGGAACAAAGATTCAAACATAAGGCAACCAAAATATCAGAAGAAATCATATTTTACAGCTATAGTCATAGATATAATTTGAATTGATAAAATACCACAGTTTTATGATATACATATATTCAGTTATTTTACAAAGTTTATACAAAACGTTGGATTATTAGTTAATCAAGACGGATTCAATTATGATTGAAGATTTAGTTAAATCTTTTAAGGCATCCATGTATGATCGCATATCGGACCCATTAATAAGCAGCTTCTTTTTATCATTATGTACCTGGAATTGGAAGCCAATCTTTATACTGTTAAAAAGCAAATTACCCGTTGAGATAAGACTATTATATGTTCAAAGCTTATATTTCTCTAATTACTATGACTATTTGTTTGCTATCGGTCCAGCAGTAGCAATTAGCTTATTTTATACTTTTGGATACCCTTATATTAAAGTGAAAGTAATAGAGTTTAATTCTATGATAACACAAAAGATTAGATATATTAAAGAACATTATGAAAATGATATTAAATTAACTATCGAACAATCTCAAAAATTGAGAATGAAATTTGAAGCAGAGATAGAAGAACTTAAATTATCCATGAATACTGTAGATAATTTACAAATTGAATTAATTTCTGAAATACGCTTTTATTTTGCAAAAGCAAATAACATTGATTTTAATGACGTTAATATATTATTCACAAACACATATATGAAGACAATTGTTGGATTATGGGTCTCCTCTCTGGATGAAAAAAATGCGATTCCTACTACTCAATGGATTGATGGTGTTTATGGTTTAGTAATTAAAATGATTTCTAATAAATATTGTCTCGTTCAACGAAAGGGAATAGTTAATGGAATTTTTAAAAATTTGATTCCCAATAGCTTTTATTATTTAAAACCGCCAATGGCTGGTGGAGGTATGACATTAGAACTACCAAAAAAAGAATCAATTATACTCGGAAAAGCTAAATCTGAAAATAGTTTTGAAATCAATATAGAAAATTATAAACCAACTTTTAATGCCTCTTCTTTAAAATAGTTTTTATTTTAATACCATTTTCTTAACTATTCTAATATTTATGAAATAGGTAATTAAAGCAATAATGCGTATGTTGATAAAACCATTTCTTTACATACAATATCGAATAACATAAAAATAAAACTTATGATTCAATGTTTTTTGGACATATTAGATTTCTTATCAAAAAATAAAAACGGGATAGAAATATTAATTTCGATATTTAAAAATTTAGGAACATTTATACTTTTCCTGTTCGGAGGATTTCTTTCATACTTAGCTATATTTAGAGAAATAAGATTCGCCAGAATAAAAGAATTACACAATCAACAAAATGAGTTTATAAAATATGTCCAAGAGGAAGCCTATAACTCAATGGTTTTGTTTGAAACCAAAATGATCGGAAAGAACGCTAAAACATTAATTAACATAAATGTAATTTTAAAATGTAAATCTATTCTTAGTAATTTATTTAAATTTAGTACTAAAGTCAACTCTAGTATAGCTAATCAATTACATTTACTTCAAACTTTTTTAAATCATTGTATAGAAATTCTAAAGATATATAAAAATATTAAATCTTGGGAATTAGTGGATGAATTTCATTTGTACAATTACTTAATTCTCTATTTAAATAATATTTTAATTATAACTAGTAAAGAGGAAAAAGTATTAAATATTTGGGATTTGATTAGACCAAACATTAAAAACAAGACTTATAATTTTTTGCTTTTTTTCCTAACTCATTCGAAAAGACCTTATAAAAGTAAAAATTTTGAAAACGGAGTTAATTTTTCCTATTTATCTCCATATATCTTATCCAATGTTATATTTACTCTTTATTATCCAAATTATCTATTTCCATTTACCTTATTTTCAACAATCAACTTACAAAATTATATTGCTCGTGCACTTTATAGAGAATTCACATATTTTCCTTTAGAATTTGAAATAGAGAAAAACACATATACTAATCAAAAGATGAAGTTTAAGTTGTTCAAAATTGAAAAAAAGATTCGCCTTTCTTCAAGAAAAAAAATAGTAAAATTTCATTATTTCAAAGAGATTACTTATGAACGAATTGATAGTAAAATTTTTTTCGATTCAATGAAAAAGAAGAAAGATTTTTATTTTTTAAAAGATAAATACCATCCTTTTACTTATAAAATTCATGAAAGTAATATAGAATTTTCAAATCTTTACGGAGGAACTAACATTGTCACGATTGAGGTGGTTGGGCATCTTACTCTTAATTTTTACTTTATTAAAAACATCATTTTTATTCTTATAAACCTCTTAAAGAAAAAAGACAATTGATAACTTATATTAAATTTAATCAATAGTTGACAATATATATGTTTTGGCTTAATGAACAAATCTTATACTATTCATATCTTCTTTACAATTCATGCTTAATACAAGGTCTTACAAAATTAAACTATCTATAGAATAGTCGTAGTATCGTGCATTTATTATTTAAATTTATCATTATTTTGAAATACTATGATGATGTATTATAACTTTAAGAGATCCTGTATTATTATCCAAATCAGTGTCATTAATACGACATTCAGGGAAACCGCCTATAGTAAATTGATATTCACCTAATGAAAGAAAAAGATCTTCCACCTTTAAAAGTTTTATTGTTGGTTTATTTGCTTTATTCGTTGGTCAATCCCAATTTGCGATTGGGGTATTTTTAAATGAACTTCAAGAAGATGGAGTTGATACTTCAAAAGTCTTCACTACTTGAAATCAGGTTGAAATTGAAACATGATGTTCAAATAGGGGACAATTATATTAGAAGCGTGTTTAATTGTAACTTACTGCACTGAATGAAGTCCCCTAGATATTTCTAGGTCGGATTTCATACTGTTAAATGTTTGAACCCGCTTTTGGATCCTAAAATTTTAAAGGAATAATTCAAAGAGATCATGAATTGTCCTTCATTAACATTTCTTCGTTAAATATGCTATTAAGGGAAAAAACTGGTTCTTTTTTTTCAATTTTAGCTTTTTTATCAATTATTCTTTTATTAGATTTTTTCTCTCTTTCATTATAATATTCTTCTAATCTATCGATTTGATATAAGATTTTTGCTTTAACATTTTTATCTTTGAAATAATCTTCAACTTTAATTTCAGATAATGTTTCGTATACATATGCCCTATAATTGTCATTTAAATAGAAAGAATCTGTTACAATCTTCTCGAATTTATTGGTTATTAAAGTAGATTCATTAATTAAATATAAGTCAAATTCCTTCTCAAAAACATCGGAAAAACTAAAAAAGTAAAATAATGAATCTGAATCATCTATGTTCTTAAAAAGAATTTCTAAAATTTTATAAGGATACGTAATGAAGATCTTTACTTTTGTGATTATGTGCTTAAGTAAGTTTATATCCCTCTCTTCAATAAAGTCTAAAAAATCTACACTTTCTAAGAATTTAATAATTCTATTTTGAACAGAGCGGTATTGAATTGGATCAAAACTTTCTGAAATTTTATATAATTTATTAATATTTGTTAATGGGTTGATTTCTACACAAGGCAAATTTAAATTCTTTTCAAAAAATATAAATTGTATTTTTAAATTAACAAGTGAATCATAATTTATGAGTAATTTTTCTAGTATGATTGAATTCATTTGCGATTTTTCTTCTGTTATTAAGTGTTCTTTTATAAACAAAAGGGTATTAATATTTAAAGTTGTTTCAATAATAGCGTTAATAATAACACTATAATTCGAAGCTTCGTCTATTAAAAAATCTTTGATTGATGGGTTATGAAATTCAATATATTGAATTTCATTTCCATCAATTTTTGTTAAAATAAATGTTCCTTCAATTTCTTTTAATATTTCAACAAATAGTTTTGTAGATTCTATGTTGAGATATTTTGAAGCATGAGATAATAGTTTTTCATATTCATTATTTAGACTTCTTAATAAACAATTTCCATCTAAACATAAAAATATTATTAAAAGTATTTTTGCCTCATTCGATATGAGATTTCTAAATACATCTCTCCAAACTTTATGTGGATTATTTAAATTTTCATAAAATTCTTCTATATATTTTCCCGGTGGAATTCCTACCATTTCTCTTGTCATAGCACTAATTACTCTGGGATTATAATTTGAATGATTAATTATTTTTTCATAAGAATTATTAACTAAAACCATTCGCATATAATCATTTGTTATATTTTTAGAATAATATAAATGATTATATAGTATATATGCTTTTGATTCTATATTATATTTTTCTAGTTCTAGGACATATTTTGTAATTCTAAACATCTCGGATTCTATCAATTTTGGGTATTCACATATCGCTTGTTGTAAAATATATTCCCTAGTTGTAACAATTAAATATTTATCTTTCGATCTTTGTACTCTTTCTATAAAATCTATATAATCGCGCGACCTGCCTTGCATAGCATCATAACGCAAAAAATTCTCTCCAAGAAAATCATCAAAATATAGGATCATACCATTTTTGGAATTTTGAGTAAGTAGTTTTTCACCTTCAATTATATTTCTAATTATTCGTATATCAAATTTGTCCTTTATAAGTTCAAGTATGAGAATCTTAGATAGTGTGGTTTTCCCAATTCCAGGAATGCCAGAAATAATAATCACCTTCTGTTCTTTTAGAATTTTTATTGCTTCAAAAAAAGCATTACTCTTATAGTAAAAAAGAGCTTCTTTTTGAATGTTCATTAAAAAATCAAATGACCTGCTTTCTAGATATTCATTTTGAATTAATTTTAATAAGTCTGTACTTTGAAACCATAATTTGTGATGTTTAAGTAATATATCTATATTATTATAAAGGAAATCATTTAAACGTGATCCATTAATTATATGCAAATCTCCATTAGGCATCCATTTATGAAATTTATTTTTTATATAATCTATTAAATTTACACTTGGATCTGAAGAAAATACCAAATAAAATTCTTTAAAATCTATTTTTAGAATTTTTTTATATTCCTCATCTATAATTTTCTTAGTTAAATGTTTTATTCTTTTGCATTGAGCAATTATTCGATAATCTTTTGATACGAAGTAGCGTAAGTCTATTCCTTGATCTTTACCTTCAGCGAAATTAAGCATCTCTATATTTAACATTTTATTCAAAACGTCTTTAGCTAGCATTTGAAAATCTAACCAAGATAAGGATTTTTCAAATATAAAATTCATATTTATTAATATATTCAATAAGGTTAATGACTTATTAAATAGTCAATTATTTGTAATAATAAATTTTAAAAATCTCTTTTAATGGATCTTCTCAAATTATTAGTTGCAAAAGAACTAATGAAACGCTTTTAAATCTTTTTGGAACTTGGTGCCAAATAAAATTCTTAGATAAAGAAGGGGAGGGGATGTTTGCAACAATGCTTCGTTTAGAAAAGTCCAATGAATTATCAATAGATGGAAAACAATACAAATGGGATGGCAGATTCAAAGGATTCATTTCTTAAGATGATGATGATTATGATTGGAAAGGAACATTCCCCTCAGGATTTCGAGGGGAAACCTCATCCTGAGGGGGAATATAATGCCTGGACATTAGAAGAAAGTAATTGCCGCTTCTATGAAGGAGATCCATATGGAGGTGCGGAAGCGAGTTTTTTATGTGAAAAACTCGGATATGATGCTTCATGTAAATGTTTCGATAAATAAGAAAATGATCAGCGTCGTCTAACCGCAGTTTCCCACTCCGTTTGGGATTGCTATTACTGCCTACTTGCTCATCGCTTTGCCACTTCGCGAGCTGCTCGCTCGGAACCTTATGGAGACATTTCGTTAGGCGAATTTTCACCTGATTGCATACTGCAAATGGCATTACTTTGGCAAAAGTGCAGGGGAGCTAATGAATTTTTTCGAAGGACAACATCAAAGCGAATCTAAAGTTTCTATTGATACCTGCCATATTAGAAAATTAATGATCTCAATGACTCGATCTGTAGATAAATATTTTATTTCTGGACTCATAATTGTAGCTTTATCGGTTATATGAAGCTTAGTATTTATACTCGCCATTAGCGGAGTCCTATTATGTAAGATATCGTTCCGAATTTCTTTTGCATCAACAAACAAAGGATTTTCTGTTAATGCCAACATTTTTTGTAGAGATTTGTCATTGCTTCCTTCTGCCAAACGCTTAACTACAACGTGGTAATAGCCTCGCGAAGATCCAAAAACTATGTCATGGTTACCGTATTTGGTCATCAAAAGAGTGGCAACATTATCTAATATTGAAAATATTTTAGAAATAGTTAATTCTGCAAAAATGCGAAACATATCCTGATTATACCAATGTTGGGCCTCAAAATTCGGAAATAATTGAATCGACTCTCCTTTCTTGCCTGGACTAATCCATACTGGATTATCGGGAATACCTTCGTTCTTAAAGTAATGTAAGAGACTAAATGCGAACTGTGCATCAAAAATTAATTTATCAATATTATTAAGCCAAGTTTCTAAAACGGATTTTTTTTCACCCTCTTTTAGATCGTTTACATTAAATGGGTTTGTAACAATATTCTGAACATTCCTATTTCGAATTCCATCTAATAATTCCTTTACAGGAAATTTCTCTTCGAATTTAAAATATTCTTCGCCGTTCGGAAGCTTAAACGTATAAATTAGTTGTTCATTATTACTCATAAGATTTTGCGATTAGAAGAGAGATTATAAAAGTGGCGCCTAACTATAAGTTATCGAACTTCGTATAACCACCTATAAATATACAAATATTATAAAACTCTGGTAATCCATCAATGCAAATAAATTTAAGGAATAGACTTTTAATGAATTCTAAACGAATTCCTACAAAAATAAATAAACACATGGCCCTCTCTTAGACATAAATTTTCTTTGCAAGACGTTTCTATACTAAATTATACTTTCGCCCGATTTAGTTTTCTCGGATTGAGTCGAGATTGGCCTTGATAATTCTGCTTTGTATCTTAAGAAATCCTCATATTTTAATTCTGACTAATTGGAAAAGCTCTCTGAAATCGTATCCAAAATGTTCCAAAACACTTTTTGTCTTTGGATCAACTGGCAAGTTATGAATTTCAAGAAATTCCAAAAATTCTTCGCTGTAAAGCAATAGATGTACATCAGAGATAGGCTGCTCTCCACTTTCGTCAATAGCTGTAAATCGAGAAAGAATGTATTTCTCGAATCCGTAATAACCTAGCACATAAAGGACTCCATGCTGAACGGTCTTGTGAAACATTTCAAGCCATCCTTCAATCGGTAATAGATTTCGTCTCCGGACTTATACAGATCTTGTAAGTGTGATAACGTAGTTGAAAAGATTCGGAGAAATAATCCGCTATGTGTCTCGGCTTTATTTTGTCTTGTCATTGTCACGTCTCCGATCGAAAAATAATTAACATTATAAGACGTCCCTTCGACAATAGGAATCTTCAATCGCAATTCTGCGAGAATGGATACGGACTTAGATCGAGCGGATTCTAATGACCATCCCGTGATTCCAAGAGACAAATCATTACGTAAAAACGATAACCTTTGAGTTACGGACAGATTTGCAGAATGAAGTTAAATGTCAAAAATATTCAAACTTTAGTCTGTATAAATCATTTAAAAGAGTATTTTCTGTAAGGAAGAGGTGGCAAAGAACATTGCCATTTTCAATATCATAAATTTCAGAAATCAATGATTTTGCAATTTTAAATTTGTGCAACATGATTCTATTATTTGCTGTAGTCATTGTTTTAATATATTTTGGAATATCATTATGTTTATAGCCCATCCTTTGAATTACAATATTCATTAGTCTTATTGCCTTAATGAATTCGACTTTCTCTTTGTGATCGATAATTGATGTTCCGCCACCTACACTGATGTACTCTTTAGAAACTTCATTTGGGTCCAATTTTTCAGGATTTTCATACTTACTTTCTATTATACTCAATTCAACTTCACATTCTGCATTCAATATGAGTGATTGCAATATTACTTCATTTTTTTCTTTTCGAAACAATTCGACTAAGGATTCTTTTTTGTAAAATTCTTTTAATTCGTCGCCTATAGTTTCTAAAGCTTTCGTTAAACCATTTTTTTTATTTTCCAGAATAATGTTCTTAAATTCTTTTTGCTGCTGTGAATAGCTCTTGATAAGATAAATCACTGTGATAAATGATAAGAACGGATTTATTACGCCTCCAACGAAATCACCAAATTGACCCCAAACGCTTTGGTCATACGAGAATTGTGAATGAAAATGATAAAAGTATAAGGATAAAACAGTGACTGAAAATAAAAAAGGAAGAACAATAATAAGGTAATTTGGAATTCCGTTTTTTTGATTCATAATCTTGATTTAAAATCTAATTTCATAATATTCGAATAACAACTAAGTAGCTAAAACAATCCGGCCTTAAAACGCAATTGCAAAATCATTAGTGGAGGGTCGAATTTGTCTTAGTGAACGTCATTCAATCTTTAAACGAAACAATTAGATGCTTCCGATAATCCTCTTTATATCTAAAAAATGAACATTTGTTTATAAGCGCACCCATACATCCTTTACAAAAAGAAACATAACATGAAGCATCTGTTATGACACAAAAACGAATAAATTTCACTTTACTAAATAAATATCAGGAAAGTCTTTATTAATCTTTTTATTGCGAAAAAGATCGATTCGAAGAGCTTCAAATAATTGTCATAATAAAATATTTTGCATTTTTAACTATTCGCTTTTTTCTTGTGTTTTATTTTGTAAATGGCTATGAAAATTCATTAATGCTTTAATGACACTCGGAGACCCAATTAATAAGATGATATTCATATTTTCTGAGAAAGCTTTCGAAGCTTCTCGATCCTTGTTATCAAATGCTAAATCAGACAGCGACTTTGCGAATCTTCGATAAAATTCTTCCTTTATTCTCCTCTCGTTACTTAGATTTTGATTTCGCTTTGTAAAATAATACGATAAGGATGCGGTAATTATAGATGCAAGAATACTAAAAGATGCGACAATGATCGCATTATAAAGATTATCCATTAAATTTTCCTTCCGATTCAATAATCTCCGTTTTCGCTAAACTTAAATGTTTTAGAATTGTATTGATCGGAGATTTTAAATCAGATGGAGCATCATCTCGCATTTCTTTATAACGCTGTTCTGCTTTTATAATATCTTTCAATAATTCATTTTGATATTCCTAATATTTTTAAAGCAATGCTTGAAATTCTTCAAATGCAGACTTTCCGATTTCACCTTCTCTAAAACACCATTCTTTTATTTGTCTTAAATCGAATCTTTGATTTTTTGCCACCAACAAAGCCTGATCTAAACATTCGCGCGCTTTAAAATGAATATATGAAGCGAGTCGATCCTTTATACAATCGGTAGGAGAAAATATTTTTAAGATCTTTCCCTTGAATTTTTTTTCATCTGGTACAATTTTGAAATCCTCTCCAATCGAAACGGGACCCGATAAGAACTCGATATATAGATGTTTACATTTGGGATGAACATAATGACGCCTTGTTTTTCGAAATCCGATGTTTTCCATAACTAACGCTATTTCTTTCGATCTAGAAACAATTGGCTCTACTAAGTCTATATCTCCTGAACGATAGGCTCCTTTGGAATAAATTGATACAACTGCTCCTCCAACTAAAACAGATTGTATTCCTTTCTCTGCGAGATGCCATCCTACATACTTCCACAATTCTTCTTCATTAACCGACTTCCAATTAGGCTCGTCCATATACAGGCTTTCCTTTTTCTCGCGGTCGTCTTCTTGTAGAGAACAGTTTTTCCTTTTCTTCGATGCTCAATGATTGATAGATAATCGACAAAATTTCCTTCAACGGTTTTACAAAAGGGGATTTTGGATTAAATGTAAAAACGCGAGAACGACCAATCTGTTTGGCGACAAGTATTCCTGTTTTCTCAAATCGCTCTAATTGAAGTCGAATTGGAGTTACGGCCGTATCGTAATCTTTGGCAATTGCCGAAGCGTGTACTTCGCTATAATGAAAGACATGCAACAAAACTTTCGAAGCTGTTGCATTTCCAAAAATACCGTCAAGAACCATTCTTAAATTGTGTTATATTAACCTTTTATTATCAACTACTTTTTAGCCAACATTGACCATATTTTAGTCAACTTTGAAATCAAAAAACTCCTCTCAAAGTATAAGACTCCAGAAACCGTGTTTTTTTGAAAATTCCTAAAGGAAGTCAAAGATGTTAAGTTTTCATTCTTGGTTCGCCACGCGATGACATTGAAACAAAGAAAAGCTATATTTTTATTATAAACCCCAAATGAGAATCAAAGTTCTTACTTACTATATAACTCCTCAAAAGTGGGGAATCAAATAAATAATCTTTCTTCTACGAATATTGTCGATCAATTTTCAATTCTATATTAGATAAATTTAAAGTTGATTTGAATGCAAAATTTTAAAACTGCACAATTGTATGAGTAACTTCCGATAATGTACATTAAGTCACATCAGTGAACATTTGTTTTTGTATGTTCTGGCACATCGGTAACACTCTAGACCGGAGACATGGGTTACACTTTATTCGTTGTAGTTGTACACAGGCGTTTCGTATTTCAATACTTTTCCTGTAAATAAATCTAATACGCCCAGAACTGCATTTAT